TCTTCAAGCATGTTTTCCATATTACGGTTAACATTGTATTGGTGTCCTCCTCCTCCAATGTTATCCATTGATCCTGCCGCTCCTTCCCATGACAACCTTTGACCTTCAGGGTTATAAGACAAGCTCGTATTCTTTCCGGGGTCCCAATCATGATGATATCCTAAACCATTAAAAATACCACCAAGAATACTTACAGGTGCGGCTGACATACCCATTGCGGAACTACCAAGTGCTCCCATGAGTCCACCAAATCTAGCTCCCGGTGATTGAGTAGAATCATTAAATCCTTGTAGGAAAGATAAACTTGCTCCTCCTTCTCCTAACTTATTTATCATACCACCCAGCCCACCTCCGCCACCCAGCATTTCTTGAACATTATTCATGCCACTTTCAACAACATTCTTCATTCCTGAAAATATATCAGAAGCACCTTTTGCAAGACTTCCTAAGGAATTATCAGTAGATGGTCCCGCTATTGGACCTCCTTCCCAAGCTACATTTTTACCATCAAAATATTGAGTATCTAGTGGAACGCTCCCTCTCTCATTAATAACCCCGGGTCCCCTATCTATATCATAAAGTTCTTGATTTAAAACTTCTCCCATATTCAACTGATTATTAGAAGAAGCAGTAGGAGAAGAAGACACATACTGGTCACTTCTACCGCTATCCATCCAGCTATCATCACGTTCATCATCCATCATCTCAGGTCTACGTCTTCGGATCAGAGGTTGATCAAAAAGACCACTGGACGATGCTGATGAGTCTAAAGAAGGATCATCTATTGCCCCTCTATCCATAGCCCATTGAGCTAACCAATCAGGAAGATTTGCACCACTTAGTTTTGCCATTATACTCTTTGTCCAGACATATTAATAGTTACACCATTAGATTTATTAGATGCAGGAGGTTTAAACAGTCCCCCTGCTCTTGAGAGTAAGTCTCCCATGCTTGAACCACTGGCTCCTAATGTAGCCGAAAGTTGTTGTTGACCGGAACTACGTGAAGCTAAACCCTGAGCGGCTAAGTTACCAATCTGTCCACCAATTCCCATACCAAGATTAGCTTGTTGCATAGGTACATTAAGAAGACCCGTAGCAGTTCCAATGTCGGCACTTTCACGACCTAAGAGTGCCGAAATTAACGCCTGAGCCTGTGAGAAACCTTGGTTACGTCTTTGGGTTTGTCCAGTAAGAATACCTTCCTCTAGAGAAGACATTTGATCTCTACCGCCTGTGGAACCTAAGCGTCCCTGAGCAAGCAATCGTGTCTCAAGATCAGTCCTTAGATCATCTTCCTGTTCTGCATAATAAGGTTGATTCTGCTCGTAAAACATGTTACCTGCGGCAAAGGGATCACCAGAGTATTGAGCTAGTTGATCTCCCCATATACCACTTCTACTTAAAGCTCCTTGGTACATTGCCTGTAATTCAGGAGAAAGATTAAGCATTGCAGTTTTACTGTCTGGGTCAAAGTCTGCTGTACCACCTACGCTACCTACACCGTAGGGTTGACCAGCGGCTATCACATTATCAGCATTTTGATTAAGAACCGCTGATTGTTCTCTGGCCGCTTGTATATTAGCATCGGCATTTTCTCTGGAACCTAAGTAGGATAAGCCTCCACCAAGTAAACCAGCCCAACTTCCTGAGTTATCAAGTATAGAACTTCCTAATTCATTCCACCATGCCATTATTCTCTCCTTTTTACCTTGTTTTACCTTGTTTTGTCAGTAACGTAGCCGATACTAAACTTGAAAAATCTCCCACTACTTCCGTAATCATTTTCATTTTAATCACTTTACCTGTGCGTCCTAATGGAACTTTATATTCTACAGGTCCAACTTTAGCCGCAAATTTAGATACACTATAAAGAGAGTCAGTGGCTCCGTAAAGGGCCGCTTCGTCTGTGGCGGCTAAATTAAATGATTTAACAAGAGGGTTTAATGAATCATAATCTACATATACCTGTAATGTAGTTGCTGATCCTCTTCCTCCTGAGTAGTAAAAAAGACCTTCCTTTAATATTTTTGTTGACGTTGGTTGTGAGAAGTCCATCCATGTTGTGGACCATGTGTAGTTATAAATGTTATTAGTAGAACTCCAGCACTTAGAACCGTCCCACACACCACCTGCTGTACTACAGGCTCCTGAGCTTCCATTAGCAGACGTTGTATCTGCTATTGATACATCATAGTACCCATCGTAAGATGCTATTGAATTTTTTAAACCTAAAATAAAATTACCATCAACTGTACCTACACCACATAAAGGAGGATCAGAAAAGTACCAAGTAGTTATTCTGGGCATAGTTAATTGAGAAGAAGCAGAAAAGTCAAACACATAAGCTAAATTATTCTCAGGAACAAAAGTAACAACTAAACCTTCTTCTTGAAAATAAGATGTTTTAACTGTGGTTAAATCTCCAGTAGCTAGGTAATAACTTAAAGAGTTACGAACAGATATTGATAAGTCAGTTATAGGTGCTTTACCGTCCGAAGCTGTAATACGAGAGAGGGCTTGTAGACCTTCATAACTCATAAATAAAACTTCAGCACCCACGTTAACAATGTTATCTCTACCTGCTAATCCTACACCTTGTATAAGCTCGTCAAGTGCCATAGAAGCAGGAGCAGAAGCTCCGTTGTATATTGCTATGTTATTCTTACCAAAGATAATTAACTTATCCATGATGGAACTAAAACCTACAATCTCATCTGATCCCCAGACAGTCCTTAAGTTTATAGAACCAGCGGCACCTCCGTTTAACTTTTCACCAATTAAGTTATCGGAATAAAAGATTGTCCCCGGATCTTCGGTGATACCTCCGTACCACATACGTCCAAAGTTTCCTAAGGCACATGAGGGGTTAAATGTTGTTACTCCAGTGTTAGCCGCATAAGCCGTTAAGTCCTCTACGTCTTTCCACGTAGACCCATCAAAGTTAATTGGTTTGTGACTTGCCTGTACAGCCCATAGTTCATTATTGAAATTAACCCACTGCCAATTAGAATCAGATATAGTCTGAGGACTTCCTGCAAAGGATTGAGCAGTTAAAGTTTCTGGAGTAGTGGAGCTATCTCTTTTGTATATAGCATTATTAGAACCAAGATAAAACTCTGTAGTCCTGTTGGACTTAATGTACTCACCAATGGACTTTACAGGGTGAGAAACAGTCTTAGAAATAGCTTTAATGCCTTTTCTTGGACCTAGTCTTCCTTGGAAATCAAACACAACATTAGCCGCTTCAGTTAACCACTCAGGCCCCAATGTAGAAGCACTTCCTTGAGTGTTTAAACCTTTAGATCCTAAACCATCTAATTTTACTGGGGTTAGTTGTTTAACTGGCATACCATACAGTCTCGTTTAGAGTTCTACTGGCATCTTTACTAATGAAGTCCGCCAGAACTGTTCCGAATCTTGAGGAGGCTAAAGAAGCTCCTGTTCCTCCATCCTCACCTCTTTCAGATAAAGCTATGGAATATGCTCCTAATATTACAGGTTCCTCTGGAACTGTTAGAGAATCTGTTGCTTCAGCTAAATCAGATTGAGGTAATACTACATGAAGTCTTATAGAATATGCGGCGGCTGGGGTAGGAAAGAAAGAAATAGAATTGCCATTTAATCTATAGTACATAGCAGTTCCGTTTGTTGATGTACCCACAAGAGTAAACTTATAAAAATCAGCATCAGATAATTGAGGAATCTGGTAATCAGAAGTTTCATCAATAACTTGTAGAACAGTCATTCTGTTGTTTGCGTCAGGAATAACATAAGAAGCTGTTCCTGCTTCAGTCGTAACGGTCTTAAGTGATCTTAAGAAACTCCATGACCAAGCATCTTCAACAGTCTGTTTAGATTCGTTAATAAAATCACCTATTAATTTGTGATAAGAATCCACATCAGCAGAGTTTTCTAACTCACCTATCCAATCTGCTGTGACGGTGTCTTCTCTTAACCTTCTTAAGACTTTATTAATCATAGCTCTATATGCCATTATGCTTCATCCTCACTTAAAAATAATTCTCTTTCTGCTTTTCTTCTCCTAAGAAGTCCGGGTATTGCTCTTTTACCTGCGTACTTCCATCTTAAGAACTCATCAGCACACCCTTCGTAATTACCTCTATTTAACTTCATTCTTGCTGTACTTCTTTGGAAAGCCCCTGAACCAACATTATAAACAAAACTACATAAAGCGGCAAATTGGTTTTGGTTTACAGGTACTTTAACTAACTCTGTTATTCTTACTTCAGTTCTTTTTAAATCCCTTTTCATTAACTGTAGTGCTTCTTCTTTTGTAATATAATGGTGATCAGACTTAACACGTTTTCCGTTAACTCCGTATATTGAACCTACACCTATTGTCCATATACCTGCAACGTCTTTATAGGGCTTAGAGGAGAAGCCTTCAAAGCTTTCTATTAATTCTACACCTTCTTTGTTAATCACTTCGCCCACTTGCTGACTAATCGTTGCCCGAACCAAAAAGATATGATCACAGAAAAAATCGCTACTACTTCGTTCGACCACAGCAACTGGAATAGTTCCAGACTTATCAGGCCGAATGCTGAAAGAAAAGTAAGCAACACAAATTCCAAAAAGAAAAAGTACGTAATAAGAGGTCTTACGGTAGCTGAAAGATTTACCACCCATTTACTTGCCCTCCGTGTCTGTTCATCAGAACTCCTGTGAACTGCAACATTGGCTTCTCCAACACTTACAATTAAAGCTTCATCTCTTTTATCTTGAGATTGTTGAGTCATGATTTTTAATTCATGTTCTTTATCTCTTGCGTCTTGTTTTGCGTCCATAAACTGTTTAAAAATAGATGGACCCGTTGAAGTTACAAATCCTAAAAGACTGCCTATAAGTGAAATCATGTTTAAACGTGCTCTCTAAACTGGTGGGTGTGAACCGTTGTGCGTGTGCATCAAAGTGTCTGTATCTCTTCTAAGTGCCGTAACTCTATGGTTTAAAGCTTCTACTTCTCTAGCTTTGGTTTCTTGGTGATCAGGGGACAGCATAGAACCTAGCACACTTACTTGATGTTTCATAACTGCATCCCCAGACTCTGTTGCATCTAATCTAGTGTTTAAGCTGGCAATCTCTTTTAACACTCCCTTTAAATCTTCTTGTATACGAGATACAGTGCTTTTGATTACAGCCCATGTACCTGCTAGTCCTGCTAGCACTGTACCAAAAGTAAGAAGCTCTCTTGCTCCAAACTCCATTATTTTTTAGCCCAGTGTATGTACGCCGCTACCCCTGCTACTGCTAAACCAACTACAATTATTCCCATGACGTACTCCAATACTTTATACAACTTTTCTGTTGAAATATTTTTCTTTTCTTTTAGTTCTTTTTCTTTAAGTCGGTGTTCAGCAATTCTACTTCTGCGTTCCTCTAAAATATCGTCCCAAGTAGACTGACCAAACCTAGAGTTAATCATAGCCTTGCACTTGATTTCTTGTTCAAACGCTAATTTCTGAGAAATAGTTTCTTTGGCTATCTGACCTAGTGAAAACCTATCGCCAGTTTTACCTAGGGTCTTGTGTAGTAATTTGTCCCAGCGGCCTATGATGGGATGTGCAGATTCATCTAACTGTTTTTTACCTAATTGAATGTTATCTATCTGACCTGCTAATTCAGAAATATCTTTTGCAGTACGGATAGATTTAGATACTATCTTTACGGCACTGTTAATTAGTGCTAGACCTGTAAGAACATCCAGTACCATTAGGGCTTGGGAAAGTCTGTCTTAACTTTGTCCACAATAACTTTCATTGCAGTCTCGTCATCTCCACCTTTCCATAATGCATCCAACTGATCTCCTATTGTAGGATAAGCCTCAACTCTTTTTTCTACGTAAGCAGTAGCTACGATCATTGCATCGTACTCAGTTTTCCAAGTAGCAATGTCTGCGTCTGAAGGAATGCCATCAGGGAACTCAGTTATAATTCCATCAACAGTGGACATACCTTCTTGATTGTTGTGCTTCCAACCTATGATTGCGCCTATGTTATCTAATTGTGTTGCCATTATATTTTCCTATGCTGAAATTTCAGTAATGATTAAAGTTGTATGTGGAATATCTCCACCTCTTTTTGAAGCATTTGAATATCCGTTAGCAGAAATATAGCCACTTGAGTTGCCTACACGACAACGAATAGTTGTTGCACTGGTTGTTCCAGCAACAATGACAGTAGATAAAGAAATATCGTTTGAGTAATTCCCATATAGATAACTACTAGCAAGTGCACCTGCCGTGCTATCTTGAAATATTCCAAATGTTTTATAGTTCTGTGTGCCACCAATTGTGCTGTGAAAATCAATCTTCAGTAAATTTGAAGCATGAGCTGGAGTAATAGCCTTTGTGATAATTTCCACTCCTTCGGTGATTTGCATTATAGTATCATCGAAAGGTGCAACAGTAGTTGACGTTACATATGCAAAACTTGTTTCATAAACAACTTGAAGAACCTTACCAGCACCACTAACAGCCCCAGTAAAAGTATAAGCGTCACTCATGTCCATTACGTCTGCGTTTATTTTTGTTAAGCTCATGCTGAAATCTCCGTAATTGTAATTGATGAAGCATTTACACCACCAAACTTTCTTGCTCCGCCAGAGCCATTAAAAGTAAGTGTACCTGAACTAGGCGGCCCAACTCTTACTTTAAATGTAGTAGCACTTGTTGTACCTGCTGTCATATAATGAGAAAATGTAATGCACTTACCATGTGTACTATAGTCTCCAACAATAGAATTTACTGCTAACGCTCCAGCAGTACTATCTTGGAATATAGCGGCAGACATTTGGTAACCGCCACCAGCACTAAAAGTAAAAAAAACAGTCGCTTGAATTAATAGTTTATTAGTTGCGCTAGCAGGGGTAACAGCTAGTGTCATAACTTCACCACCCTCTGTTATTTGAGGTATGGTATCGTCATACGGCAGTACTGTAGTTATTGTAGCAACTGCACCTGTTTGGGTATTTACCACTTGAACAACCTTACCACCTCCAGCCACACCAGCTATGCTAGTAATTAAACCCGGCGTTATTTTAGTTGCAGTCATTAGCTAGGTACCTCCGGCCAAGTTATTGTTCCTAAAACAGTTACATCATTTAGTGTTCCGGGTAAGTTCCGAAGAGCTGTTCTATACTCTGTCCATGCATCTGATATTGCTGGGCTGTCTCCTAGAGACATCCAATCTGATTTTGCTAGCTCTTGATCGCGTTGAAATCGGAGGTGTTCCCAAGCTCTAGATACATTTCCAGTTGCATATTCTATATGCTCTGCAATTTCAGATGCTGTATACTCTCCAACAGTTTCAACACCTGTGATTACATTTATTTGCCTAATGCTCATTATATACCCCTATTCATACGTAATATTTAGTTTGCCAGCATCCCAAGCACTACTACCACTATTTGTTGTTACCCGTATACGATCTAACTCAGCAGACAATGCTTTGTATCCTACAATGATATTGGGTGTTGTTCCTCCACCAAAATATGTTACACCACCTCCACTCCACGTATAAGTAGCTGGATCAACTAAGGTGAGTGTAATAGTCCCTGAGAAGATGTATGAAGCATCACCGAATTTTGCCCAATTCCATCCATTTGTAAATTTTGTACCAACAACAGAAGCACTCACGTAACTGGAAAGAGTTTCATAACTTGATGTCTCAATACCTCCAGAATCTCCAATCTGAACTAAAGCCCATACTGCGGCATTAAAACTACATCCTGCTAAACTTATACTAACTCTCTTTGTACCAGAAGGGATGCCTGTAAAATCAAAAGTTGTTCCAGAAGTCGTAGCAACTGCTGTTCCTAAAGTTACACCAGCGGCAGGTGGTATAGCTTCAAATGCAGGTGGACTTCCAGCACCAGTAGAAGTTAACACTTGCCCGTCACTGCCCGTAGCTACAGCCACAGGATTCCCGCTGGCATCATAACTAATGACATTTCCATCTACGCCTGAAGCCATCTGCCCCAGGCCAATAGCGTTGTCAGCAACAGTGTTGACTATGCCTGTAGAAAAATACTGGATAGTTGTGCAGATATTTGTACCAGAAGGTAGAGTGCTAGTAGTTGTTAAAGTTGCACCACTGACGTTGAAATCTATACCCGGTGTTTGCGCTACACCATTTACGTAGAGCATCGTAGCATTTGTAGTTCCATTCTGGTCCAAAGTGAGCGTAGTAGTTCCACCATTATGTCTTTTAACTTGAGGGTTCAGTTGGGCTAGGCCAGTTAAAAAATTACTCATTTAATCCCCCTTCGGAAAGTCTATTTTAACTTTGTCGCAAGCGGTTACCCAAGCTTTCATCTTTGTGTCGTCGCCCTTCTTTTCTTCATAAAATGCTTCGAAAAAATCTGTAGGATACTCTGGTATTTTGTCAAAATTATAATTAGCCATTAAAAACTCCTAGCCCAATGCTGTAATAGTTAAAATTGGAATTGATAGTTGCTCAGATTCTCCACCGCCATCCCAGTTTCGTACTGCGTGAGCCTTTCCTTCAGAAGTAGCAACAGCATTTCTAATTTGCCACTTCAAAGTTTTAGCTGACCCCCAACTTGCTACTCTGCCAGATCCAGTATCTGTCCCATCACCAATTCTTACTACCCAACGAAGAGTGTCAGGGCCACTCAGATAGACGTATCCACCTAAACATCTTCTAGCATCAGTAACTTCATCACTATCTATAAAAAATTTACACAGAATTTCACAGTTTGAATCTATTCTACGGACCATTAAATTTAAATCATAAATAACAGAAGTTGTTCCTGAGGGTGGAGTATAAGCAATAGAACTTCCATTTAAATCTGCATAAGTAAGATTAGGTGTTTGAGCACCAGTAACATTGCCAGGTGTGTAAGTCCCACTCCCTACTGTTCTTGCTCGTCCATCACATACCATTGCTAACATTTCTTTTATGTTTGCACCAGCACTAGCCCAAGCATTATCACCCCGAAGAAACGTACTACTACTGGCTGTCCCAGAAGCTGAAAGCTCTGCAACACCGATTGCATCATCTGCCATCTTAGCGTTTGTGACTGCATTATCGGCTATTGTTGTGTAGTTACGATTTTCTTGTGCGTACCTAGCTTCTATCTTAGAAGTGCCTGTGGGTATAGCGGCATCGAATGTTACTCTAACACCACTTATAGAAAACGTATCGTGATTTTGATACACACCGTCAAAAGCAATTGTCACACTATTTTCACTACCGGGGGTAGCACTCAAGTCTATATACGTAGAGGAACCATCGTTAAAATCTGTACCATCTGCAAATATATCTACTACTGGTACAACTAGATCACGTAGACTAGGGGAAATACCTGATATGTACCCACTCATATTAAGTTACCTTTAGGTAAGAAATTGTAGCTTCAAGGCTTGAATTAGCTTGAGCGTCTAATTTAATATAGTCTCCAGTTTCTAAAACCATCTTGCCTTGCATAGGGCTAAAAGCATCGTTTACTGGTATGTTTATTTCTTTAGCTAAGACTGAGTTCGTGCTTCCTCCTGATTGGTATACAGTTGCAGTTAACCAAGAGGCCGTGGTTGCGTGAACATTAGCAACCTGAAAACCCACCACCACAAGAGTTTCACCACTCCCAGCAGTAAGGACAGTAGGGTCACTTGTCGTGACATCTGCTGAAACCATGTGGAAAGTATTTGCCATTAATTTACTCCTATCCTAATGCTATGGCTAAAGCTGTTGCGGTTGATGCCGCATCTACAGCAGTAACAAATGAAGATGTATCTACACTTGCGGTTAAAAGTTGAAACTGAGTACCATCGTAGATAACACCAGTAAGCCCAGCGGCTAATATTTGATTTGCTGATAAAGCTGATCCACTATTCTGTACAGCTTTAACTCCTAATCCACTAACGTTTAAAGTAGTAGCCCCTGTGTTATTATTGTCTGCGTCAAAGTAAAACACCTGTCCAGCAACATAACTGGTTATAGCTGGACTAGGAGCTATTACGTAAGCGTTTGTACCCCCTGTGTCTTGAGCAAAGTTCATAGAAGCGTTCTGAGCTTGTCCAAGTGTTACACTGTCTGTTAAAGCAGTACCTACAGCAAGTCCTGTTATCTTAGCGTTACTTGTGGCTAAAGCAGATAGACCTGCTATAGAACCTCCTGATATACTTACACTGCTAGATGCCTGTGTAGCTATTGTTCCTAGACCTAAAGCTGACCTAGCGGCACTGGCAGATGTAGCTCCTGTACCCCCTTTAGCAACTGGAACAGTACCTAGACTAAGTGTAACTGAACCTATGGCATTGTCTCTGGCAACAGGACTAGTAGCTGTAATACTAGATACACCTGACAAAGCTGATGCAAGTGTGTCCTTACGTATCTTGTGCGTAGTACCTGCACTTATATCAACAATCGCTAAGACATCATCAGCCGCTAAGTTAACTTCTGATAGTTCTGGTAACTCCGTTATCTTTTTGTTTGTTGCCATGCTAGTTTAGCCTTCTAACCAAGTTACATTTACCGTGGCTGTTCCAGATGCTGTTATAGCCGCTACTTTATGTCCGGGTTCTATTACAACTGTAACAGGTTCCCCTACGTTTACTGCTAAACCAGCGGCCACTGTCGCTGTTGGAGCGGCACTGTTTAGTACAACGTAAGCTAGTCCTGATGAAGATATACGGGCAAGTCCCACGTTAGCAGGAGTTACCACTGTTCTGGTAGCCCCAGAGCTTGTTGTAGCTGATAAGTTTACACTGGAGTTTATTCTATAGTACATATTTTGTCGTGCCATTATTTTACGCCTTTACGTTTTGTCCAGAAGACATTTCAAACCCAAGTTCTACTCCTTTAAGTTTCAACTCTTCTTTCTTTATGTTGATGTTGTTTTCTAACTCTAGTCTTTCTAGTTCTAACTTCCCTGCTTTTATCTCTAATTCACTTGCTTTAACTTGAGCTTCCATTCTAGAAGTTTCAGCTTCCATTGTAAGTGCTTGCGCCTGTGCTTGTGCTAGTATGTCTTGTGGTGACGGTGGTGGAGGTTCTACTGGTTCAGGTTGTGAGATAAA